TCGTCAATAAAGACCCGCTCATTATCCACCCTTGCCAACCGCGCCCCTAATTCTCGGCTCAATGTTGCCATGCGACCAAAACGTGACGGGAAATGCTTGCGAACCAGCGCCCAATGCGCGGGGCTGGTGGCCTTGCAGCACGGAAGGCAGTTGGCGTTTGGGTCGTCCGGGCGTTGGAACGCAAGACGAGGCGCAATTTTTAGAGCGCCCGTGCATGGCGCCCCATTAATACCCGAAATGTACTTACGTTTTTCCCAAACATCCCAAGTATCACGAAAATCGGGGTTCTGCAAGATCGTGACTTCTTTGCCAAACCATTTCTCGCAATCAATCAAAAAGCGGCGATTATCAGGATGCTCAGACCCCGTTTCGCAATAGGCAATCACATCAGGGCTAGTCAGTTTGGTTGCCACCGCGCTTGCAGCCCCGCATGAAAACCATGAGGCGGTCCGGCTAGGCATTAGGAACACCCAGCGAACGCGGAAAATTCCTTCCGCGTATATCTGGCAGCGTGTACAGGCGCGGCAGGGTCATGCGAAGCCCTCACTCAAAACGGGATGTCGTCGTCGGCAGACTGTGGGCCAGGGTCGGGTGCCGTCACAGCCGCTTGTGGGGTGCCGCTGTTCGGCTTGTCGCCGCCGAGCATGGTCAACGCGCCGCGAAACCGCTGCAAGACCACCTCGGTGGAATAGCGCTCGTTGCCGTCGTTGCCGGTCCATTTGCGGGTCTGCAAGGCGCCTTCGACATAGACCTTGGCGCCCTTGCGCAGGTACTGTTCGGCGATACCCCCCAAATGGTCGTTGAAGATGACGACCCGGTGCCACTCGGTCTTTTCGCGCTTCTCGCCGGTCTGCTTGTCCTTCCAAGACTCCGACGTGGCGAGGGAGATGTTGACGATCTTGGTGCCGTCCTGAGAATAGCGGACCTCGGGATCGCGGCCGAGGTTGCCGATGAGGATGACCTTGTTAACGCTGCTCATACCAATTTCTCCAATTCCACTATTTTCGCATCCATCTCGGCCAGGAAATCCCGAACCAAGCCCTCAAGCTCTGCGATCCGCTCGTCATCGCGCTCGATACGCTGTACGAACAATTGCAGGGCCGGTGGCAGCCGGGGATCGAACGAGACATAGTCGGTCCATTTCCTGCCCGTGCAAGCCATTTGCCACTGGATTTGCGTCAGGTATTTTTTCGGAGTGGTGCTGCCTAACAATGTAGCGATGTGGGTGCTGGTGTTGGGACATTTAAACTCAACAAGTCCGTCATTTTTGACAAGACGGTCTGGCGATGCTCCCGATTGGTCAATGGTTGGATGTACGATAAAGCCTATAAACGAGGTCACAGTGTCGGTGAAAAACTCATAAGCAATCGCGGCTTTGGGCTCCGTATCAGTCCCCCATTGCATGGCGGCGTTGCTGTAAGTCTCTGCCGGGTTGCCGGTGAGGCGTTCCGCGATCAACTGCGCCTGATAGTTGGCGCGGCTGGTGCCCCAGCCGGTTTTCGTCTTGGCGATAACGTCGGCAACACGAGAGGCGGTAACCTTGCCACAGCGGGCCTGGTGCCATGCAGGAGAGCCTTGTATGTGGTCTGTGGTCATGTGCTGCCACCATCCTGCTTCTTCTTACTCTTGAGTGCGATGATGGCATTGTTGTACTGGCCAGCAGGGATTTCATCAACCGATGCTACCTCCATGTATTCCAGAAACTTCGGTATGTCGGAGTTGGTTTCCTGCAACCAGCTTATGATGGTGTCTTTCTGTTCGGCGGTGATAAGGCTCTTTTGGTGGTCGATATCGTCTCGCTCGGGGTCATCGCCAGTCTCCAAGGCAAACAGCTTCAACAGCGCATATTTGTAGGCATATGATATGGCCTTGCCAGGGCCTTTGTCCTGCTGGTCAATGCCAAAGCCGAGGCTCTCCAGGGTAATACGGTCATCGGGGTTGTCGGCATTGACGAATGCGACACTCATATAGACCTCTGTACGGTTTCCATTGACGGACCAAGTCATTACCGATGGCACGACGACGATGCCATGCTTGACAAACTGTGGGTGTAGTTTTGCCGTCACAGCATCGTGGGAAACAAAGGTGTATTGTTTGTTGACCTTCCGATCTTCTTTCTGGACAAAATATACCTCGGCCATGACAGCAAGGATGCGCTTGTAAATGTTGGGCGGTTCGGCTTGTGCTGCGTTAATCGTCATTTTATCCTCTTTCATGTGCTTTGAGTGCCGTGACACGCCGGGCGAGGGCTTCCGTATGTCCATGGCCTTCCGTGTTTCGACCTGACGGATTTATTGTCATCGCGCTCCAAAATCCGTCATCACCACAGACAACCAGCCATATATTTTCCCACGGAATCTTGGCGTCAATGGAAGTCGTCCAGTGTTCCACGCCCATAAGGAGCTTAGAGTGCTCGTCAGCAAGCTCTTTCCGTGTGAACCTCAGACGGGTATTAAGGACAAGAAATATATCAAGGTCCAGCTCTCGTGAGCCTTCTGGCGCTGCCTCAAGTTTTTCGATCAAGTTTTTCATGACGAAGCCATCGCTACGAAGATGAGGTACACCATCACGCCTACCCCGGTGACTAGGACAGTATAACCGATAGCGTTCAGGAAGATGTCGAGGGCTTTCATGAGCTTTTCCCTTTCCGCTCGGCCTTCTTTTTATTCATGACGCGTTCTTTTTTTCCAAACCAAGGTCAGGGAATGGAATTTCCTCCACAACGGTACAGCGGTGTAGTCTGAACTTTCCATCCGTCGCCGTGGGAATGGCGGCGATGTCCGTCTTGGTGAATTCGACAATAACGATATGCCAGCCGATGGGTTGATTTCTGGAAACCCACAGGCGCAAACACCAATTGAGGGTGGCAACGTTGATGCCTTGGGCACACTGAATATCGGCATTAGTGTCGGCATCATTGACTTCAAAGGTGGTGCCGATTTGGTATTGAAGGCCGCCATTATGAGGGCCTTCCCATTTTTCGTTGACGAGTTTGTAGGCTCGTATTTTCCCCGGCTGATCGGCCAAAATAAGCAAGGGAGTGATGAGGGCCGGGTGGATACCTTTCGCGTCTTGCAGGTCCGCTCTTTGCAGGTCCGCTCCTCGCAGGTCCGCTCCTCGCAGGCCCGCTCCTCGCAGGTTCGCTCTTTGCAGGTCCGCTCTTTGCAGGTCCGCTCTTTGCAGGTCCGCTCCTCGCAGGTCCGCTCCTCGCAGGCCCGCGCCTCGCAGGTCCGCTCTTTGCAGGTCCGCTCTTTGCAGGTCCGCTCCTCGCAGGTCCGCGTCTTGCAGGTTCGCGCCTCGCAGGTACGCGTCTTGCAGGTTCGCGTCTTGCAGGTCCGCGTCTTGCAGGTTCGCGTTTTTCTTAACTGCTGCTTCGATGCATAATTTGAGTGATCCGAACTCGCCCTCAAAGAGAATTATGTTGTTCCAGTGATTTTTGATCTCGAACTTCATGGTCGGTCCACCTCGCCATCTGTTATTTGTTGAAGCATGCCGAATAAGCGGGTCGCTGCCGCGATCTGATAATCGATAGGGGGGGGGACACGGGCATCGGCTACAGCACGCCGGTAGCTGCTCCACAGCTTGTCGAAATATTTCTGCCAATCTTCTTCCGTCGCGTCCACAGTCACACCAGCCTCGACGCGGGCGCGGATGATCCGCAAATCCTTAATGAATCTGCGGACTGAAAAACGAGCGTTAGCGACGGCACACTTGCCATGGGGTTTGTTGAGAGAACGCAAGTTATCTTCCATTTTTTCCTCCTTCATATCCGTTAAAGCCTTGCCATGGGGGTCAGGTGGGTCCATCTCTTGTCTCTCTTGTTCTCTAGGCGGCTTTAACCCCCGCCGCCAGGAGTTCGATGTGACGGCGGGAGCCAGGAGGAGTGGTGTGAGTGCGTATTCGTATTCAAACAAAAAGATGGGATGCTGTCAAGACATTTAGTCCGGTCATCAAATTAATGACTGGACAATAAGTCAGTGTTAGGCTACTAAGCAGGTATGTCACGGAAACTGTCTCGGGCCGATCTTGAGAGGGCCGCCAAGGAATTGGGCGCGACACAAGTCGCTGTCCACAAATGGAGGCAACGGCATCTTCCGTATAAATGGCGCTTACTCCTGGCGGCTCACTTCAAGGCACGTATAACAACAATCGAGAAGGCATGGCAGGGAGATTGAAATGAGAGATCTAACTGATTTCGTTATCGAGAGTAACCTGATCGAGGGTATCGACAGGCCAGCTCTACCTACGGAAATTGAGGCGTATAAGGAATTCCTTGGGCTTGCCAAGATAACTGTTGCGGACCTTGAAGCGTTTGTCGATGTTATCCAGCCAGGAGCCAAGCTGCGGCGGGAAGTTGGAATGGATGTGGGCGTTGGTGATTATATTCCACATACCCCTTTGAATTTGCGACAACTCACTCAACCACGAGGGGGCGCAATGATTGAGTCGGAATTGTTGATTATTTTAGGCAGAATCGACGGCTCAAGCCTAACCCCTTACGAAGCTCATATTCGTTATGAGCGGTTGCATCCTTTTCTCGATGGGAATGGTCGATCAGGTCGCGTTCTTTGGCTGTGGATGATGGGCGGCAAGTCCCCGTTGGGATTTTTGCACTCATTCTACTATCAGACGCTTTCAGCGGCGCGATAAGTGAGGAAGCGACATGACACGATCTAATCAAGCGCCGTCTTGTCCCTGGCAAGCAGGTCGCCGCAACCGCCACGAGACCATAACAGAAAAGGTGGCTCACGAAGATACCGGGCTGAGGGGCTCGCTCTTCGTCCATGTGGACTATGTAGGCCAGCGCCCCGTCGCGGTCCGGTTCAATCACAAATGGAAGGATGACGGTACTCTTGATAGTGCGCTCACAGCTTTGGGTGCTGTCACTACATCCATAATCAAGGCGCTAAATGGAGAGGAAAAATGAATGCACTTTTTATCGCTCTTTGCCGGAATCGGCGGGTTCGATTTGGGCCTCGAACGCGCTGGGATGGAATGCGTTGGTCAAGTGGAAATAGACCCGTTTTGCCAGAAGGTACTGGCGAAGCACTGGCCGGATGTGAAACGGATGACGGACATCCGGGACGTGAAGAGTGACGAGTTTGGGCCAATTGATCTTATTTGCGGGGGTTTCCCCTGCCAAGACATCAGCCTCGCCGGGAAAGGCAAAGGACTCACCGGGAAGCGATCCGGCCTCTGGTTCGAGTACGCCCGCATTATTGGAGAAGTGGGGCCTCGGTGGGTCATCATCGAAAACGTCCCCGCCTTGCGCTCTCGCGGATTTGTCACCGTCCTGCAAAATCTCAGCGCGCTCGGGTACGATGCGGAATGGCATTGTATCCCAGCTTCCCACGTTGGCGCCCCTCACCGCCGGGACCGCATCTGGATCGTGGCGTTCCCCCTCGGCACAAGAACCGTCGTTCTGGCCGACACCCCGGGCAAGCAGCGGGGGGTGCGGTCAACTAAGAAAACCCGGGAACATCAAACACCCCAAGAGCCGACTGGAAGATGTGATAGCGCTACTCCCGACACCTACAGCGAACCGACGCTCGGGACA